TTTTGCCGTGTCGTGGTGGAGATAATATCATTTGTTCGCCACCTTCATCTATTGCTTGTAAAATACTTTTTATCCATTTTTTATGAAAGTCTGCTGTTTCATATGGATCGCCTGTTTCAGTTTGGAAGTACCTATCTCTAAAATCTTCAAATTTCTCTAAAGCTATTAATGCTTCTTTTGGTGTTTTCCAAGTTTTTTGTTTAATTAGGTTATCTTTATCTACAAGGTAGGCTTCGTGCATTTTAGTAACATTTGGCTTACTAACACCTAGAAATTCTGCAACTTCTGTTTTTGTAATTAATTTTTTTTCTACTGCTTCTGCATAATCCCTAACATATTCTTCGTAATGCTCACCACGAATAACAGTCATTTGTGTTGTATATTCTCTAGCTTTTTTAGCTTTTACTCTTTTATGTTGGGCTTTACGACTGCATTGAACAGTACAATATCTTTTGTTATTATGTTTAGCTGTAAATTTTTTTTCACAACCAGGATTGGCACAAGTTCTTCGTTCAGCCATTATTTTTTTATTTTTTTAATTTTGCCATTTTCTGTTCTAGCAAACTTATGCGTTTTGGTTTCTCTAATGAGAGTGCCTGAATATCTTTTGCCACCCCACATCCAACTTACTTTAGCCATTATGTTTTCTTAAATCCTCTTGTTGCGTAATATAATCTTACTTGCTTTGCTGTATATTTTCTACCACTTGGAGAATAATAATATTTACCTCTTTTCTCAAAAGGCATTACTTACCACATTTTGCAAGACCAGTATCTTGCAGTTGTTTTATCTTTAGCTGTAGAACATTTATGTCTGGCACGAAATGAAGCTCTAGCTGCTGGGTTATCTTTTCTGATTTCCATATTTGGATCACCAAACATAACTTTCTTTACCTTACCATTATCCATTACAAAGACTTTAAATTTCTTTCTACCATATCCTGGTTCGCCTTTTTGAATCCTAGTAGGATTGTCTAACTTGACTTTCATTCCACGCCATTCAGCCATTACTTCTTAGACCAACCTTTATTTTTTTTGTTAGCTTTCTTTGGCATATAACCTTTTTTTGGCATTGTATCTCCTATACTTAAACTAATGAGTGATTATATAAAAGGAAATAAATATCCTAATTACAAACCCTCTACTACATATAGTAGTGGTAGAGTTTGTATTCACAAAGAATGTACTACAGTTATTTCAAAATATAATAAATTCAAATATTGTAATAATCATAGACCAAAAACATTTCCTAGAATAAAAGGTCGTAATGCTCCTGATAATTTACAAGACCCTATTGATTAACAAATATCAATATCATCAACAATAAGCCAACCTTGTTCTGAATTATCAATAAATCTTCCTTGAAATTCTAAATATTCAGAGTCTAAAATATTTTTGTATTTTCTTGCTTGATAAGAACTTATAAGTACTTCTGTCATATCATCATATGTATATATTGTAAATAATTTATATCCATAAAAATTAATTAACTCATCCCAGTCAATATTGGTATCACAAAATTTTCCTGCAACAGTACATTTTGTTATTTTATTTTCTTCTTGTGTCTGTAATTCTGAAACACTATGTGAAGAATGTTGATGCAGGTAATGTCTTATCTCATCTGATAAATTATTTTCGTATATTTCAATGTCCATAATGTGTCCTTTCTATATTTTTACCTTGTTGTAATATCATTTTTGCTAAAGAGTTATAACACATATCATACATAGCTGTAGTTTTATGTCCATCTTCTACCATTTCAAATTCTATCTGTATTCCATTCTCATTAGCCTTTATATAATAATTATTAGAATGACCTTCGTGTGGTTCAAATCCTACTTTAATAATTGCTTCTTTAATTTCTTCTTCTAAATCACTAGATGTAATATTTCTAAATTGATTACTAGCCCATCCTTGTATTTCGTAAATTTCTGTCATACTTCTCCTTTTGATTTACCTTACACAAATAACAACAAATGTCAATCATTCAAATAACAAGAGTCGTTAAAAAAATTTTTTATTCAAAGAATCCTGATAGATCATTTTGATTACAGTTCTTGCAAAGACCATCATACAGTTCATTCTCCCATACAGGTTGTAAACATTGGTCGCAATCAACTACTGGTATATCTGCCATACATTCCTTTCCATACCCTAGTCTAGCTAGGGCATATTGGTTAATCAAACAGGGAAGTGTTGATACTCTAATGAAAAGAGTAATCTCATTATATACTACTTGTAATTTAATGTCAATAAACAAAAAGACCCAGAGTGATCCAGGTCTTTAAGTTCGTACAGTCTGTCCATTTACTGTTCTATGAAAGATATGAAATATCAACTTTTCAATTCACAATGAACACATTGTCTTTGACTTCAAGCCTCATATTTTATATCTTGTTTGTTGTTTCCAACACACAACCCTTAGGACTTTCCTAAGGTACTTTGCATTCTAATAAAGATGTGATACTATGCAAATAACAAATAAGATATTTTTCCAGCTTTAAGAAAAGAATATCTGTTCAGAACTTCAGGGCAAGTGGACTAGCTGGACCATCGTAACTAGGGTAATAGCCTATTATTCCACATATTGTTTTTTGCTACTAAATAGATTTAGCACTCGGTTGGGTTGGGAGTGGCACAGGGTTAGAACCATTCATTAATAATTATTTTTGTAATATACTTATCATTATTGAAAGTATGTAAAGAGTGTAAGAACTCTCTAAAACAGGTTGGGGATCAGAATAGATACTACTGTGATAGTAGTCCTACTGTGTGTAATAAGTCAGGTAAAGTACACAATATATAGTAGGTATTTTTAAAGTTTCCATACATTAATTTTGGTCTAACGTATACGATATCACACGCTCACATTGACATTTGCATTATGTCCTATATTATACATTATGTTGCGTTGATTAAGTCTTTTTTGTGCGTAATATCCTATATAATCAATATTTAAAAGGTTTTATAAGGTAAATAGATAGAAATAATATAATATGCTTTTTTTATGTTAGATAGTGGGTAACTTTTAAATATGATTGAACGACATTAACAATTTAATAATAAGATTCTACTAATAAGAATTACCAACATAAAAGAATTAATCAGCTTAAAAAAAATAATTTAAATACCTTGCATAATTCTATATATGTGTATAATAGATTTTACAAGTTAAACATAAAGGGGAGCAAATGAATAAAATAAAAATCAAATTAAGAGATTATCTAATCAATAATCTAGCTAGTAAAAATATACCTGTATATTTTGATAGTGAAATAATTTGTACATTCGATCTTTTCGATCATTGTGAGTATCACTCTCAATATGGTCAAGATTGTTAAAGGGGGATAAATGAAAGAAACACAAACAGAAAAAGTAACTTACTATTTATTTGTAAATGGTAAGTCGGACAATAAAACAATTGCTAATGATTTAAATATTATTAGTCATAATGTTAGAAGAATAACTGGGCAAGAAACATTAAAAGGAAACTTTAAAAGAGTTTCAAAAGGTGTTTATTGTTTAAGTGAAATTAAATTAAAAGAATATAAAGAACTTAATAAGAAAGTAGGTTAATAATGGATAATCAAACAGTAACTTATCAACAAGCTAAAGAATATTTAAATCAGCTTTATGACTGGTCTTTAAATGGTCTTAGTTGTTGGTCTGATTTTTTAACAATCGCTCATAATGATTATGGTATGGATGCAGTTGATTTTTCTAAGTACGGATATACCGAATTAGTTTTATTCGGTAACGCTTTAACTATCTTTAACAACTGGGGCTTAGAAGAAGTTGTTAAAATGATTGATGAAGTTATAGCCAAATCAGAAGAAGAATAAATAGCATAGACTCAATTATTAACTTAGTTGAGTCAATGGTATTTAAAAGATACCAGAAAGAAAGTAGGTTAATTAAATGAATTATGGAAAATGTAAACAATGTAATACAGAACTGAACGCTGAAGATTATTTTTTAAGCGTTCATAATGTTTGTAAAAAATGTACAAATAAAAATTATAAAAGATTTATGAAAGTAGGTTATTAAATGCTTAGTTTAAACGGCTTGATAATAATGTTTCTAATCGGTTATAGTGTTGGTTATTTAATCAATGACATAATGACAGAGTACAAGAATAGAAAATTAGACAGAGTTATATATAAAGACATTAAGGAATTATAAAAATGAAAGTATTAGAAATAATTTGTAATAATTGTAATTTATTTAATTTGATACCTGTAAAAGATATTAAATTAAATAAAGAGTTTATATGTAATAATGATTCACATATATGTAAAGATACAGTATTAATAGCTGATGAAGAATTAATTAATCAATTAAAAGACTAACCAACCAACAAAAAAAAAGATTAAGCCAGTTGATCTGTCCCCTTTAAGATTGACTGGCTTTTTCTATTGTGTAGGTAAATAACTATTGTGTAGGTAAATAACTTTACGACAGCTATTGACAATGTAGCGTAAAGTAAATAATACTTGACAATAAATACAATGTAGGTATAATGTAGGTAGGTTAATAAACAGAAAGGTAAGTAATGAAATATTGTAATTTTTGCGAAAAATCATTTAGCTATTTATATGAATATAAACCAACTTTTATTCTATGGCTAGTGTGTAATGATTGTTTTGGTAAAAGAGAAAAGAAATATATAGATAAATATTATAAGAAAGAAAGTGTAGGTTAATCAATGAGCAAACAAATAAATAAAGTAAGTAAAGATGATTGTTTAGAGGCAATAGAATATTTATTCTGTCAAGCATTTGTTAATGATATGACAAGCGATCAGAGATACTATACAAAAATATTATTAAAGAAAGTTGCTAACAATTACAATATGAAGTTAGAAGATATTGACACACTAGAGGGGTGGTAATGAAAACTTATTATGATACAACATTTGGTAAAAGACTATTTGTTTGTGATTGTGGTTGTTCTTGTGGTAGGTTTGCTGACATTATTCAAGAACAATGTAAAAAAAACATAGAAAAAAAATGTATGTTTTTAGAACACAACAAATATTGTATATGCAATAAAGAAAGTGTAGGTAAATAACTAATGTCAAATACAGTTGCATATATTGTAAAGAGTATTAGACTATGAGTATGGTAATAAAACAGATAGAAATACCTAGACAATGTAGGTACATATATATTGATTACAATAACAGTTGGTTAAATGCTATAACATCTAATCAAGCTGAACGATTTATTAAATATAATAGATTAGAAATTGTAGGATCAGATATTGTAGGTGATTGTTATGTTGTTAAGGTAAAAAAAGCTGATAGTTTTTTATAAGCTATAAGCAGAAAGAATAGGGAAGATATGAATATAAGTAAAGATGGTGCATTAAATGACTTTTGGAATATAAAGCCAGAAGTATCAGTAAAAGTAGAGGGTAGTACTGCTTACTTTACTGCTGAACTTAATTACGCAGAAGAAGAATAGAAAGAATAGGGAAGAATAATGGAAGAAGAATATTTTATACACGAAGTTATTGTGTCAAATAGTAAAGGTAAATTGTTTTATTATCATAGCGATACTATGAACGAGAACTTTTCTTATGATGAAGAATATGATGAGCTAACACCAATAGAGGAAGAAGAATAGAAAGGTAAACAATGGTAGTAAAAATATGTCAAGGTTGTTTAGAAGATGACCTACAAGATAACTTTATAAAATATAGAGATATGGATATTCATAATATTTGTATTGAAGATGTAAAAAAAGTTGAAGGTTGGGAATAATGGAAGATGAACTAAACGATCTCTTGACACAAGCAAGAGATAACATAAGAGATAATGTAGATAAACAACAAGAAGAAGTTTATTTACAAGCATTAAGAGAAAGTTTATATGAATTGGTTAATTTAGAAATACTAAACAACAAGTATTTGGAAGTAAGAAATCAAGCAATTAACAATTTATATAATGAGTGTGGATATTCAGCTATTAAGTTAGCTGATATTGTAGGTGTAAGCAGACAGATGATCCACAATATAGTGAAAGGGAAGTAATGATAGTTGTAGATGATATACAGTATTGGCTAACAGATACAATATGCAATTATTGTGGTAGCGATAGTGTAGTTAAATATAAAACAGGTAATAGCAGATGTTTAGAAGAAACTTGCACAGACAAAGATGATGTTGTAAATACATTAAATAATTATGTTTATGCAAATGGTAGAAACATAGTGAAAGGGAAGTAATGAAAGATATACAAATAGAAACTAAATTAACAACTACTTTTAATGTAGTTGTTGAAGATGATGATAAAGAATCAGTACTTAGAAAAGCATTAGATTTATTAAATGATAATGTTTATGGTATTGAGTTTGATATCAAAAGTGTAAAAATTGTAGGTAAAGCACCTAGAGATTTTGACAGTACAGTATGACAGATAGTTTATGTATAGTATGCAAGACTATTCCACAAGATTTTGTAATTGTAGATCAAGTAATTGTATGTTGCATAGATTGTGTAGAAAAATTTGAGGTGGAATAAATGAAAAAATATAAAGTATTAATTACTGGTAAGTTATTTATAACAACAGATAGCGAAGATAAAGCTATTGAGTATGCAAAAGAAGAAATAAAACAATTACATAACTCATACAATATGAGTATCTTTTCAATAGCAGAAGTAACAGAAACAAAATAGCACTCTATTGCTAGAGTGCTATTCCAGAAAGGAAACAACTATGAATAATTCCATATCGTTTTCTTTAATGATACTAGAAATTGTCTTATAAAACAACTACAATGTAGGCACAAGAACAGGAGAAATAAATGAACAAAGAAATTATAAAAAAATTAACTAAAGACTTCCCAAAAGATGTAGTTAAACAAGCACCAAAAGGAAAGTTTGGATCGTATGTACCACACCACTTATACACACAACGATTAGTAGATGTTGTAGGTGGGCAGTACAACTTTCTTATTAAAGAAGTTATTAGAGATAAAGACAACGCAGTTGTAGGTGCAATTTGCAGATTAGAAATTGAGGGCTTAGGCGTTGTTGAAGAAATTGGAGATGTAGATACAAACGCATTAAACAGGAACATTACTGAAAGTGAAGTATTAAAACTAGCAGTTAGTGATGGAATCAAGAGATGTTGTATGCGATTTGGTATAGGACTAGAACTCTGGACAGGTGGCGTAAGTGAAGAAGAACATTACGCAGGTGGTAGCACTACACAACTTATTGATAGTAGTGGTGGTAAAGTTACAAACTTGGGTAGCATAACCTATAATCCACCAATAAAAGAAGTAGCTGAAACTACTGCTGAAAGTAGCAAGAAGTTTAGCGAAGATGTAGGTGCAGAACAAACTGTAGCTGAAACTTTAAATATCTTTATTGAAACATTTAAAGAAGATAAGAAAGCTAAAGCAACTGCAAAGAAAACTGCTTATGATCAAACAGTTCAACAAGGTGCAGATGAAAATGTAGAGAATTGGACAGAAGAAAATAGAGAAATGTTTTATGCGTTCTTTGAAGTAGCTATCAACATTAGTGATGTGTTTGGTGATGTTGTAGTCAAACAAGATAACGATAAGATAGTTTGTGATAAGTGCAAGACAAGTGATTGGGTAGAAGATAATAGTGAAAAGAAAGCTAGTGATCCAGCTAAGTATGGAAAGATACCTACTCTTGTATGTTCTAACTATGGTAGTAATCAAGGTTGTGGAGATGTTATAGAGTGGTAGAGAAGATACATATACCACCTAAACTTCAAGCACTTATAGATAAGTTGAACTTAACTGAAGAACAGATTAAGTTTTACGCAAGTCAGGAAGATGAAGTTTGCAAACGCAAGTTTGATTGTCCTGAATACAAGCATACCTACTATGACAACGAAGGCAGAGTATATTGTGCAGAGCAATATAAGTTTGTACCTAATGAAAAAAATCCATACGCTAGTGAGAAAAGAGTATGTCATAAATACTTAGGAACAAATACAAAAGAAGAACAGGACTATTTGTTTTGAAGTGCAAGAGTTGTGGTGTAGGCGAATACGATATATATGGTATGCCTAGTCGTATTAAAGATGACTACTGCATACTGTGTAGGGAAATGATAGGGAGAGTTGATGAAAGTAATTGAAAGAATATATGACTTTGAAAATGGAAACAGATATGTTATTGAAACCAAAGAGTGCTTCCATTGTGGAGAAACAGGAACAGTAGAAATATTTACACAGGAAATGTTTTATCTTAATCAAGGTATGCACATACAAGATGCAGTTAAGTCTTTAGATAAAGATTTAAGAGAACAGATGATTACAGGAACACATCCTAAGTGTTGGATAGAAATGTTTGGTGAAGAAGAATGATAAAAATAAAAATTATTGTTGATAGTGCAGGTTGTTTTCAAGATGTTGAAGTAGAAAAACCTTTACATATAGATTTTGATTTAGTTGTTGAGCAGGTACAGGAAGAATAATGACACAGACAGAGATTGTAGCAAAATTAAATGAGTTATATCCAGACCTTAACTTAGTTGAATGTGAGGATCAATTCTGTTCTTGTGATGCAGAAAGTGATAACTACATTGTAGAGATAAAGTCAAGAGATAAACAATATAACAGTTGGATTATAGAGAAACCTAAGTTTGAAAAGAACATTGTTAAATCAGTAGAGAAAACAAAGAAATTTATTTATCTTACTGAATACAATGGAAAGATTATGACTTGGAACATACATAATCTCGTGAAAGAAAATTATGACTTTCAATGGACAGAAATGCCTATGCCTGAAACAACAGAGTTTGATGCTAACAATGTTATACCAAAGATAGTAGGATTTTTATACGAAGGTAAAGCAAAAATACATAAGGAGAAAGAATGATTGATGTAATGTTAAGCAAAGCTACAACTGGAATGGTTATAGCAGAGTTATTAAATAGAAAAGATGATAAAGGAACACCTTTATTTATGGGTAAAAGTATAATGCTATCCAATGGTCAGCAAC